CGATCTTTGACCCCTCATATTCATTAATAATCTTCCTGGATGGATATTACTAATTCTTATTTTAGCATTTCTTAACAATGCGGTCTTTCTTTTTCTAACTCTATTTACGATATACTCTTGAACATTAAGTTTAGAACTCAATAGAGCGTACTCAATAGCAGCATATATGTAGTCTTCAAACATTTTATTTACAGTAACCATACTATCGTCACCATTCTCCATACCATCTGATACGTATTCAAGAACAACAAGCTCACCTTGAATTCCTGAACTGAAGTTAATTACCCCACCTTTCTTATTAATACTAAATGTAGGGTTAGCATTAGCTGTCTCAGTATTTAAACCAAAACTCCCACCAACACCTTTAGAGAAATACCAAACACCATTGTCATTGTATCCTAACATACCATTGTATGGAGATAAAGAGTTTAAGTATATAGTCGGCTGTATAGTAAATATTCTGTCGTAATCTAGCTTTGAGAACTGAGGTGACAATGCATTACCATCTTGGTCAAATAATATCCTTCCAGTATTATCCTGCAAGTATGCTGCCGACCAGTTTGTTTGAATATTCTCACTTAATGGATAAAGTATACCATCCTTTTCTATAGATATCCTAACCCAGTTTACATAGTCTGATGGAAGTATAAACCTCAACTGATCATCAACACTAAGTTCTAGTATTTTAATTTCTTTGAAGGCATCGTAGTTTAATTCTTGTATTGCTCTTTTTGCATGGAATAGTATCTTAAATCTTTCCTCATTGTTTACCAGACTATGGTTTCCAGAGTACATCAACATAAAGTTATTTACTACATCGTATAAAGATACATACTGAAATGATCCCCAATTAGCATCCTCTGGCTGAAGACCACCATTCTCATAATACTGATACTGTGATATATAACTCATAAACTATTATTGTTGAGATTGATTATCAGCTTGCTCTAAGCTTTGTCCAAACTGAACCGCACTAACTTCACGTATTGACATACCTGCATACTGTAAAATTTTACTCACCAAGTCAGGCTCGCAGTCCAACGGCAATTCAAAATCTTGATAGTCGGGTTGTGACTGATCAAACGTAGGCTCTCCATTTGTTAAGGAGATGAATGTCCACTTCGGGTCTTTTGGGTATCTTATGTACTGAGATACTACTTGACCAATGTTATTTATTATAGGCGGAAATGCTGTAAGAGTGATCGCTTCTTGCGTATAAGCAGGATATCCTAATGTTGGCTTAGTTAACTTTGAGCTATTTAACATTGTTATCTTTCCATGAGAAACTTTCTCTACCTCACTTGTATTGTCATTGTATATACTATAAGATATTCCTATGGCATTAAATGGAGTTGAAGTTATTATGCTGGCAGTCGTTGTAATTGACGTTTGACTGTTTACTGATATAACAGTCACATACTGAGTAATACCTCCGCTAACAAGCCCTATGACATCTCCAACTTGAATACCGTTTGTTTGGAATGTAGCATTTGAATCTATTAATTCAAGACCAGCTCCAATGGCTGTTGTTACTCCGCTTGTAATAAAATCAGAATATACTAATACTTTGTTCAGTAAATAGTAGTCATCACCAGTGGTTGTAGGTGATGGAAGATAATATGTATTGCTAATTGTTGGCTGTAGTGTACTTAATGTTAATGGACTTGTGATAGAAAAAACATCAATCAACTCCTCTATTGTCTTAGTAATATTAGCATATCCTTCACCAGACTGCCTAGCGTTCTCTTTATTTATCTGATAGTTATACTGATAAAAATACGTCTCGAACAAATCTAACTGTGACTGCTTTGCAAATAAATTGAAATCAGAAGGAGATATGTATCCGTAATTATTTTTATTAAGTATAGATAATACTGTATTTCTAACTGAGTTAATCATCTATAAAACATTTTGTACAAAGATAGCGAAAAAAAAGACCCAATCATTTTTCAGATTGAGTCTCGTATTTTAAGTGTTTTCAACTTACTATAAGAGGTTTTCGAGAATCTTATAGGTTTCTAAGCCATTATCTGATTGCAAATATGACACAACAATATCCATTGGATTTTCTCCGTATGGAATGTTTAGCATTTTTGTTTTGTTTGAATCTATATTAAACCACACTTCCTTGTTGCTCTTTCTGAATGTAAGGAATCCTTTTTCAAATATCAAAGAAACAGTTGACTGGAACTTCAATGCTGGATCATTTACGGCACTCAAGAATGTACGTGGATCATTTTTAGCAAATACCAAGATATCTCTTTTCAATTCAGCTGTAGACATCTTAGTCACATCTCTATTGAACAATACTCTTGATACCATTTCTAATTGGTCAATACTAAGTTGTCTTGCTTCGATAAGAGCATCAACTTCAATATTTAATTTGTCAACTTCTACTGAAGCATCTTTCTCTTCATTAACCTCAATGAATTTAACTCCATTAAGTGGGTGATAATAAAGAAATTGTTGTAGAACTGGATTAGTTCTTGAAACAGATAGGAAGCCATCCTCAAAGGTAACTGGCTCTAAGATTGCATTACCATCTTGCTCATCCTCAAATGGAGATTTTTGGTTTCTAGCATAGCGTAATGCTCTGTTAGTTCCAGACTCTTCATCAAAATATAATAATGGAAATTGTGCTGAGTGTCTCGTTGGAATCAAGAATGATAAAGGAGCTTCAGACTTTGTTAATTTGTAAACCTTGTCGGTTAACACTTTTTGTTGTACTTTCATTTGATATGATTAAAATTTAAAAAAATAAGGGGGCAGATTGCCCACCCCCTTTTATTTATTCCTCTTAGTTTTGGAACAAGAAGAAGTTGTTTGCACCTAGTGTACATACTGCTCTTTCAGACAAGAAGTTAACCTCCATTGCATCAAGATCAGATGTTTCTGCACCACCTGCTGAACCTGTAATCCAAGTTTTGTAACGACGATCTTCAGTTTCTGAAGCTCTGTAACGAACGTGTAAGAATGGACGTTTTGCGTTCTTACCAAGGATTTGGTCATAAACAGTTGTAGATCCAGCTGGAACTAACAATCCGTTTACTTTACCTGAACCAGCTGCTGTTGGTAAACCACCACGCATTGTTGGATCGTTCAAGTATTTCCAGTCAGATTTGTAGAAATCATAACCTCTACGGAATCCTGAGAATCCTAAGTTCAAAGCCATTTCTTTATCGTTTTCAAACAAACCATAAGAAGTACCACCTGCTCCGTAAGAGTTTTGTGCAGCTAACATATCATCGATGCTGAAGCTAAATGCTCTATCAACGAATAATGCGTTTTCTTCAATTGATCCTTGTTTGTCAAGGCGAGATACGATGTTATCGAAGTCAGCCAATGTAGTTGGAAAACCACCACCCCATACGTTTCCACGTTGGTTTACTACATAGAATACACCTTCAGAACCTTTGTTACCAACATCACCAGCAGTTGCCGCAGCACCTGAACCAGTTTCAGCAGGAACAGCTTCGATCATTGCAGTTTCCAAGTAGTCATCAAAACGTAAACGTGTTTCGTGCTCTGACTTCATGTACCACAAGTACCCATTAGCACCATTTTCAGTTGTTACTTCAACCCATCCGATTTGAGCCATATCAGAACCTGATACTGCATACTTATCTTTGATGATGATTGGAGAGTTCTCAAAGATCTCATCGTCAGCTTCCAAAGAACCTTGCATTCCGTTTGTTCCTTTTTTGAACTCAGAACCATAGATAAAGATTGACCATTTGTCTACAGCTGATGCGTTTGTGATACCAGCTGCATTGTAGAATGCTACATCAAAAGTACCTGCTGAAGTGCTTACTGCTGTTACGATTGCTTTGTAGTTAGCTCCACCTGCGTTAGCTGTAATCATAAGTGTTTGACCAACACGAATAGCGATAGCACCTGCTGAAGCTGGATTCAATGTGTCATTAACTGTGAATGTTGCAACATCTGAGTTTGTAAGAACTGTAGTTGTACAGTCAACATACTTAGTATGTAAACGACCTTGTTCTGCCCATTTGATAAGGTCAGAGTTAGTTGGCATCTCTGCTCCTACCATACGTAAGAAAGAAGATACTGTTCTATTACCATATCTCTCGAATTCTTTTTCGTAAGTATCTGGTAAATATTGATTCAAGAAATCAAAATTACTGATGTAATTTGTTTTCAAAGGAACTTGTTGCGCACTTGGCTGCAATTGGTATCCTGGTACTGTTTGTACTGACATAATTTTTCTTTTTAGTTTTATTTTTTACTTCTAATTTTTAGACCTCGACCTGAGTCTTGTCCAACCTCTCTAATTGTCGGTCCTCCCTTAGCAATATTTTGAGGTACATTCTGCTCAGACATATTTACATTTTTAGCCTTACGCATAACGTCATCAACTGCTGCTGATTTGCCTTGCTTATAAAAGAACTCAGCAAACTTTTCAGGATTCATTGCGACTGACAATGCTTTGTGGTATCCTACAGGATCAATTAAAAGACCATCCTCACCTAAAAACTTCTTCGTAAAGTTTGAAGGATCACTATGAATCTTGTTCATCTCCGCTGAATCACCTGGGGTAAAAACAAGTTTGTTATCGTCAAGCGTAAACTCAAAACCTTTGAACTCACTTCCGAATACTTCACTAGTCTTTTCTTTAAACCACTGCTCCTTGCGTTGCATTTGTTCACCCAAAGACATTGACTCTTTAACATACTGGTTGTATTCATCGATTTTCATCTTATCCTCATCAGAAATAGAAGAACCCATTGACTCAATAGGTGCTTTGTACTTTTCTTTTTCAGATTCAAAATAATCTTTGGCTTTAGCAACCATTTTCTTTTTAGCTAATCTAGCTTTTTTAATTGTGCTATCATCGTCAAGATCTTCATCATAAGAATAATCCTCCATCATAGATTCAATATCCTCATCATCTAACCCTTTCTCGGTAATAGTCAAATACTCTCTCAACAGTTTGTCTGGACTTACTTCATCTAAATCTCTATTTAGTTTTACAAAGTCCTCAATGCCACGCCCTGTTTCTTTTTTATATTTGAAATAAGCAGAAACATCTCCAGGTAACTCTTCAGCTTCCTCTCTTTCTCTAGTTAATTCTTCTATAGAGTTAATCTCTTTTCCGTATCTATTTTTAATAAATGAAAGAACGTCTTCTTCTTTAATCTCATAGCCATCATTAGACTTATCAAGATTTAATACTTTATCTTCAACAGCATCACTTACATTATCAGCTGGAGCATCACTTAAATTATCAGCTGGAGCATCATTAACAAACTCGCTATCATGCTTGTCTAATAAATTCTGCTCAACTTCTTGCATTGATTTTTGTTCAATGCCATCTAATTCTCTTACTTTAATTTCCATATTGAATTTAATTTAATTACAAAGTTACTTAAAAAAATATTGCACTTTTAAAATCCTATCTAGGATTGAATTCAGCTAAGTCAAATCCATCAAGACTATCCTCATTTGATTCAAAGTTTAATGGTGGCAAATTATTTTTTCGTTGGTCAATTAATTTTGATTGCTGAGTATTCTGAATGCCAATTCTTTTATCCTTAGCTTTCTCTTTATCATCTTCTCTTCTATTTTGAGCATTTACCTCTATTCCTCTAAGTTGCATATTAAGATTAAACTCTTCTTGCATCAACTGAGATTTAAGTATAGCTTCTTGTTTCATTTTTTCTATTTCAAAAGATATTTCAGCTTGCTTAATCTGCATCTTAGATTGAGTTTCCATTTGCATTTTCTGCATAGATGCATCTGCAGCCATCTGTTGAGATTGCTGTTGAATCTGAGACTGCATTGCTTGTTGTTGCTGAATCATCCTCTCTTCTCTATCCTGCTTAGCTTTTCTTTTAAGCTTAAGCAATTGATTAGCAATCTTAATATTTCTCATCTCACGAACATCAATAGCATCCTCAAGATTAATATCTCCTTTAGATAAAGCCATATTTATATTCTGTTCAAGCTGAGATCTTTGCTCTTCGTCTGGAGATACTTCTATGAATATACCAAAATCATAGATATATAAATCTCTAATGCTATTAAGAATATTTATGTTGTATTTTCCAATCTGATTTATGAACTCATCTTTAAAGTCAGCATACTCTAATATGTCAGCAATTCTATATGTTAATGCTTCAGCTAGTGTTCTATAGATATATAGACTTGAATCAAGAATATGTCTTGTAGCTGTATTTGAGTTTAATGCTGCTAACTTCTGAACACCAACTAGTGCATTAGGGTCTGGTGTACTTCCATCTCTAGCTTCATTAAGACCTGTAACTTGTCTTATCTGATTTAGATAATGGTTATAGTTGCCTAATAGCATTTGAGTTTTTGCAGCTCCAGAGTTTGCTGTAAGCTGAGTAATAGGAACTTTTGCATTATTATAATCACCATCTTGAGTATATGATCTACCGATAACACTACCTGTTTGGAAGTATAATCTCAATGCATCCTCTGGACTATATGCTGCTCCCGTACCAAGGTAAACTTCATTCAAACCATCTGCATCAATAAATACACCATCAGGAACAACTCTTGATATTACCTGCTGAAGCTTTAAGTGAGTCATCTGAATTAAATCAGCAAATGGGATCATTCTTCTTGTTAATGACTCAGATCGGAAG